CAGTTGGATTTATAATTGTATCAATTGCATTTACTAAAGCTATATTATTATTATCTGCCATATTAATATATATATTTTAGTATTATAAATTATTTTTTAAATTTATAATAAATTAAAAACTATTTACAAATTGTTTATTTGAGTATTTATAGAATTTATTTCTCTTATATATTTATTTGCCTCATCTTTTAATTTTTGGGATTCAGTAGCTGTTAATTTAGGATTTTTCAATAATCTTTTAATTCTTGATACTTTTCCTTTTAAACCAGCAGCTTTTTTATATAATTTTACTTGTTCTTTTTTTTTATCTTCTTTTTTAATATCTAACATTTTAGAAGCGACTTGAAATCTTCCATATCTTTTAACTTGTTTTTTTTCAGCACATTCTTTCATACTTCCAAATTTAGTATATTGTTTTGGAACAATCTTTTCAGGTCCACAATAAGGTTTTTCTACTTTAGGTTTTTTAGGTACTTTCTTTTTAGATCCTTTTTTAGAATCTTTTTTAGAATCTTTTTTAGATCCTTTCTTAGAAACTTTCTTAGAATCTTTTTTAGATCCTTTTTTAGCAACTTTTTTAGGGTCTTTCTTAGAACCTTTTTTAGCAACTTTTTTTTCTGCTCCACCTTTCATTCCTTGTGAAGAAGAATTTTTAAGATTAGATGCTTTTATAGCCATATATATATAAACAAGTTTATATTAAAATTTTGATTTCAAATAAAAATCATTTTTTAATTCATTTACTTTTTTAATTAAATCATAATATCTATCATAATCTTCTGTATCTTGCATACTACTATTTATACAATTATAGTTTTTTATTTTATTATAAATATTTTCAAAATCTTTATTATTTCCAATATTAGTTTTAATTTTATCACAAAATTCAATTAAATTATCCTTGTTCTCATCAGTTAAATTATTCTTTCTTATTTTAATTGATAATTCATTTATTAAATCATATTCTTCATTTTGATTTTTTGTATCTTTTATATCCTTTATAACACTACTTATATCATCAATCTCAGAACTATCTTCATCAAAATTAATATTAGTATTAGTATTAGTATTTTTTTTATCATCTATAAATTCATTTTCAGTATGTTCAATATTATATAATCCTGTCATATTTTCTTCATCTTCAGTATCAATATTATCATCATCTTCTGATTCATTTGATTCATCTTCTGATTCATCATCAGATTCATCATCAGATTCATCATTTGATTCATTTAATTCATTTTCTGATTCATCATTATCATCAGATTCATTTGATTCATCATTATCATCAGATTCATTTGATTCATCATCATCAGATTCATTATCTTCATTACTTGTACTATATTGTAAATTTTTGTTAAATAATGATTTTAAAGATGAGTCACTTTTAAACATATCAACAATAACTTTTTTCTTTTCTGTATTAGAACTTTGGAGTTCATTTAATTTTTCTAATTTTTTCTTTTTTTCTAATTCTTTAGAATATAATTTATCAATTTCTGTTGTTCTAATATCATCATCTGATTTTATTATATTATTTGTATTTGTATTATTATTTGTATTTTTATTTGTATTATTATTATTTATTGTTTTTTCTAAAATATCCATTCTATGTAAAATTTCGTTAATATTATTATTATTATTATTTTGATTATTATTATTATTATTATTATTTTTATAATTTGAAGTGGATGATTTTATAATATTATTATTTTTGTTATTTTTGTTATTTTTGTTAATAATTTTTTTTTGATTAAAATTGACAAAATCGTTAAATAAATTTAGATTATCTGATTGTTGTTCAGTGCATGATTCTAAAATATAATTAATATCATTTTGTAATCCCATAGTTTTTTCTATATTTTTAATATTATTAAAACATGATAGAATATCTTTATTAATATTATTATTTTTAATTTTGATTGTTTTTGTTGGTTTAGAAATATTAACTTTACCGTTAAGAATATCTAAAAACATGTTTATTTTCAAGTTACTAATACTTTTAACAACTACTTTACATTTACAATCTTTAAGATGATGTTTTGAAGAGTTATTTTTAAAATTTTGGTCACATAAATTAAAGTAAAATTTTTTTCCGTAAATAAAGAAATTAAATAATGTTTGATGAATTTTATCTCCATATTCTTGATTAAAATAGTTCATATCAAAATTAACAAAATTAATAAACATTCTTTCTGATTTTTCTGAATTAAATATTAATTTTTTTTTAAAATTAGTTTTAAAAAACATTCTAAATGATTCAAAAGTGTTTAATTTATAAGTTTTCTTAATATAATTCATATCATATTTATTATAATTATTTGTAAATAACATTAATTTAATAACATTTTTTTGTTCTATTATATTTTCATTTGGAACAATATTAAGTAATGTATTATTTTTTTCTTCAAAAAACATTTATATATAATTAAATATGTTTATTTATAATATTATTTAGACACAGAAATATATTCTTGACACATTTGAATAAATTTTTCATTTAATAATTCTATTTTATCTTGTTCCTTCATAATAAAAATATATGCTCCTATTTTTTCTGATTCTCTTTCTAATTTTGATGAATTTGTTTTTGAACTTCCCAAAGTTCCATAATCATTAGCATTTATTGCATAATCTGTAAAATAACTTTCATTATCATTAAATTGAACTTTTTTAGTTTCATAATGTTCTATATTTTTATAATAAGAATCTTCATTAATATCAATTTTTGAAAATAGAAAATGAATTAAATCTTCTTTAAACATTAAAGTAAATTCTGAATGAGAAGTATAAATTTTTTTAATATTCTCAATATTAATTTTTATACATTGATCTATTAACAAATCTACTAAATTATTTATCTGTTTGAATAATAATAATTTGTTTTTTCTATTTTGTTCTGAATAAGAAACAACTTTTAAAAAAAAATTATCTATTGCTAAATTTATAATTTCTTCTTTATCTTCTTTTTCCATCTATATATTAAATTACAAAACAAAAAATTAATTTTAAATTCATTACTAAAAAACTTAAAATTTAATAAAAAAATTTAATTTTAATAAAACTTAAAATTTAATAAAAAGATTTAATTTTAAATTTATTACTAAAAACTTAAAATTTAATAAAAAGATTTAATTTTACTAAAAACTTAAAATTTAATAAAAAGATTTAATTTTAATAAAACTTAAAATTTAATAAAAAGATTTAATTTTAATAAAACTTAAAATTTAATAAAAAGATTTAATTTTAAATTTATTACTAAAAACTTAAAATTTAATAAAAAGATTTAATTTTAAATTTATTACTAAAAACTTAAAATTTAATAAAAAGATTTAATTTTCATTATCAATATTATTTGTATTATTAGATTTATATAAATAAAAAACAATTCCCATAAAACAAGTTATAAGGAGAGTGCATTTAGTATAATCATCTAAATATTCCCAATAATTACTTATTGTATATAAAACTAGTACTAAATTACTTATATTTAAACTATATTTCATTACTAAATCTGGACCTTTAGTATCTTTAAAAAATATATAAACAAAAACAAGTCCAATAATACTTATTAAATAAATAATCATAACATAATTTTCAATAGAATTGCCATCTTGATTATAATTTAAACTTGCTAATTCTGCAAATTTACTAACTAATAATATATAAATACATGATATTATACCTGTTAAAAACATATGTTGTAAAGTATAAGTATCTTCTTCTTCTTCAGAAACCATATTAATATTATTATATAAAATAGATGACTTTATTAATAAATTATTCTATAATACAATTTATTTTAAAGACATATTATCGTTTATTTCTATTGATAAATATTCTATAATTTCATCTAAAGTATCAGAATTTAAATTTAATTCGTAAAGTGATGTATTTAATTTAGCTTGATTTCCAATAAACATATCTAATAATTCAATATCATTATTTTCAGGATTAGTATTCTTACTTTTATAATAAATTAAAAATATATTTGAATAATATTCTGATAATCTTATTAAATTACAATCTTTATATTCTCCTGAACCAAAATATTTAGCGGTAATTAATAACATATAAAAAAAAGAATTATATACATTTTCTATTAATTTATATTTTTCAATTTCTGTTTCTTCTTTTATTTCTAAAAAATATTTATTATTATTTAGAATTAATTTATTAATTGTTAAACTTATTTCACTCATAAATTTAGATAAATTATTTATAATATTTTTTTTAGCTTGTAAATCAATAGTTGGGGATAATTCTACCTTATTTTTTAAATAATTTATATTTGCTGTTAAAGAAACCCAAAAATAAGAAATTACTTCTGATTCTATTTTATTATCATTTCTAAATATTTCATTAAATTCATTAAACATAATCATTAAAGCATAAGCAATATAATAACCATGTGCTGAAAAACAATTTATTTTACAATACATATTCATTTGAGTTAAAAATAAAGTTCCAACAATATAATCAATATTTTCAAATTTATAATCTTTCATAAATTCTTGTTTTTCTTTTTCTTTTTTTTCATAATCAATTAAATTATTTTTATATATTTCTATCTTTTTCATTGAACTATAAAAATATTAGAAATAAATATTTGTCATATTAAACTTGAAAAAATTAATTTTATATATTATTTTAAATATGTAACAATAATTTAAGACTTTTTGAAGTTCTTGTTATTGCTGTGTAAAGACACTTCATTGTTTCTTCTTGTCTTTTATTTTTAAAAATATCACCCATATCAATATATACATTTTCAAATGTTGAACCTTGACTTTTATGAACAGTTATACAATAACCATAATTCAATTTTGCAAATAAATCTACAATACGATTTTGAATTTCTTTGTATATTTTATTTACTTTCTTTTCAATCTCACCAATAATATCACATTTTTTCATATTTGTTAATTTTTTATCTTTTTCTACTTTTTTAATCGTTCCTTCTTTTATTTTTATCATTATTGTTTCTATTTTTGATAAAATATTATCATACTTTTTTTGACTATCAGGATGTATACAATATATTATGTAATCTCTTGCTAATTTATATTTTGATAATTCACTCACTTTATTAACAACAAGTTTAAAAACTTTTATTTCTTCACTTAATAAAACATTCATTTCTTTTACTTTTTCTTTTATATACTGATTCAAATCAGAACTTATTCTATTTGAAATTGAACTCTTTATTTTACTAAATTTACATTTACATTTATTTATTTTCTTTATTTTTATCTGTTCAGATGTATAAAAGTTTATATAACTTTCTTTATCCTCTTTATCTTCTTTATCCTCTTTATCTTCTTTATCTTCTTTATCTTCTTTATCTTCTTTATCTTCTTTATCTTTTTTATCTTGTTTTTCATCTTCATTTAGTGTAGATTTGTCATCAATAATTCTATGAAAATCGTTAAAAATCAATATTTCATTTTTTTCGAAATGATCTAAATCTTCTTTTTTAAATACTGTTTTTCTAATATAATTATTATATTTATCACAAAACTCATTTGTCCAAGTTAATATAATAGAATTATTATAATTATTATTACTATCTTTAAAATTCTTTATATAATCATTTAACCATAACTCTGATTCATTTTTTCTATATCCTTCTATTTCTTTATGAATATATTTTATTAATTGTGGAATATTTTCATCTCTTTTATCAGCAATCCAATTTCTATGATCATTCGAAAATTCCATTATTTTTAAATTATTTGTTCTTATAATTGTATCTAGAACACTAAATTTTATTTTTTTATTAAAAATCTTACTATTTAATTGATTAACAGGAGGAAGTTGTGCTGGATCTCCAACATATAAAATTTTAACATTTTTATTCTTTTTATCTCTCATAATATGTTCAATATCATCAATAATTTGATCACTTAACATTGAACACTCATCTATAACAATTAAATCATAAATTGACCAAACAGGATCTACTTTACTCTTTTCAAATACTTTATTTCCATCATGATCAATATTTGACTTGTAATTTAATAATCTATGTATTGTCATTATTTGTATATACTTGGATATTATTTCGTTATCTTCTTTAGTATTGTTTCCAAACAATTTTGACTTTGCAATATTTACAGCTTTGTGAGTTGGAGCTGCAATCGCAATATTTTTACATTTTTCATGTTTTACCAAATCTAAAATTAATTTTGTTACAAGAGTTGTCTTTCCAGTTCCTGCATAACCAATAAGTAAATACTCATTCTCTGATATAAATTTTTTTTTTTTCTCTTTTTCTTCACTCTTTTTATCTTTACTATTTTTTTTAGTTTTATCTTTTACAGTTTTATTTTTAATATCTTTATCATCACTATCATTTTTTATATCACTATTATCTTTGTTGTCACTACTTTTACTTGTATTTTTTAAATTAAAATAATCAATAACATCACAATAGATATTTTTTTGTGTCTTAGTAAGTTCGAGCATATAATAATACTATATTTAGATTCATAAATTCATTTTTTTTGAATCTAATCAAATATTATTATAAAAAACATAAAACTACAAATATAAAAAAAATACGTAGAAATAATATATATCATATCATATCATATCATATCATGAATTATTATTATTATATAAAGTAACACAAACATACAAAACACCTCATCCTGAAAGAGAATTATTAAGGATTATTTCTCTTACCATTCTGATAAACCGATGGGTGGGAGTTGGAGAGGTGGAGGTGTGGGACCATGACCCATCTGACCCATTGGCATCTGACCCATCTGACCCATCTGATTCATTGGCATCTGACCCATCTGACCCATCTGATTCATTGGCATCTGACCCATCTGATTCATTTGAGGTTGAACCATTTGATTCATTGGCATCTGACCCATCTGACCCATCTGATTCATTTGAG